GGGGCGGCAAACTATGGCTTGGATCTGGAGATAAGCCGGATTCCTTACGTGGTCCGAATATTGGATGGGCGGTTATAGATGAACCATTTATACAAAAGCGTGAGGTATTTGAGCAGATGATCGCCCGTGTACGCCATCCAGAAGCCAAGAAGTCTCAGATATATCTTACAGGAACGCCAGAGCAGCTTAACTGGGGATTCACTCTATCTAACGATCCCGATATGGATATTGGCGTTATCCAGGCTTCCACATTAGATAATCCTTATCTCCCAGATGATTATAAACAGAGCCTATTACAAGCCTATTCAGAAGAACAGATTGATGCGTATGTGCATGGTAAGTTTGTCAACCTAACTCAAGGGCGGGTATATAACGAGTTTAACCGTGAACGTCACTTAATTAGTCGTAATGACTTAGATGGATGGGAAGTCGGCTGCGGAATTGATTTCAATGTGGATGCGTTAAGTGGAATCATATTCAGATATAATAAGAATGAAATACACGTTGAGTCTGAAATAAGACTAAAGAACGCGGGCACGTGGGATTTAGCTGAAAGACTAAAAGAACAATATCCCGGTATTAAGACCTTCCCAGATAGCACCGGATCCGCGAGGAAAACTTCATCGGTTCAAACAGACCACGATATTTTAAGAACCGCAGGCTTTAAAGTATTAGCACCAAGAGTCAATCCACGAGTAAAAGACCGAGTGAATGCGGTTAATAAACTATTAAGAGAAGGCAGACTGACGATGGAGAATTGTCCGACTTTACTTATGGATATGGAACAAAACGTATGGCGTAATGGAGACATTGACAAACGTGATCCTGTTCAAACGCATAGTGGGGATGCTCTGGGTTATGCCGTTTCGTATCTAATGCCGTTGAGAGAACGCAAGGTAACATATCAAGGATGGATGGCGTGATTTATTTCTTACTGGGGGTATCATTATCGCTCAATGTGATATGTCTCATTCTGTTTTATTATTACAACAAAGGGCGACAAACTATGCTGAATGACATGAACGATTTAAACGAGACATTATTGAATGGTATGATGACAACCCAGGCTATGAGAATGTACAAACAGGGACAAGCATGATAATTAAAGATTTATCTACCGACACGGTCATGAGGTCGATTAAAAGTGTAATCGGTCACGCTGACGACAAGAATTTAAAAAGACGTATGAAGTCAATAGACTATTACGAGGGGGATTATGCTCAATATATCGAGCCATATTTCCAGAGTGGAATAAAACTGCCGCCCGCATTGCCTAACTTTGTGAAGCGTATGGTATCGGCAAGAAGTTTGGTATATAAAGACCAACCCACACGCCACAACGATAAGTACGTTGAGGAACTACCGAGGGATGTTGATGCGAAGATGCGGCAAATGGAAAAGATGACGTTCCTTACCGGGAATATGGGACTGTTGAGTCACTATTCAGACGAGGGGTTAAACTATGAATTAGTGCCGTATTTCTATCCGTTATTCCTTGAGGGCGAGACAGAAGAATCTGCTGTGTTTTATCCTATTGCAAATCTAAATGATAAGACAAGCAGGATATACGAATATTGGTCAGATGAGCAGCATTTTAGATTCGATGAGAGAGGGAGAATCTTCGATCAGGATGAGAACCCGTTTGGTATCATTCCAATGACCTTTGCCAAGCGTGATGCAGAACTGGTCGATGAGTATTGGCAGAGTGGCGCATTAGACCTTGTATCAGCACAGGAGTCGGTGGCCATGTTATATCTGGAAATGCTGATTGCTGCAAGGATAGACACATTGGGCGTGAAGTACGCAACCGGCATTCAACAAGACGAACCTATTAGGATAGGAACAGATGAGATAATGATGCTCCCGGAAGGCAGCACGTTATCCAAACTTCCCGGTTCTGACTTAGGACAAATCGTTAATGCCATAAAGTTTATCATTCAAGACGCTGCGACGAATAACCACTTAGTCGCAAGATGGTCTGATTCACAAGCCAATTCCGGTGTTCAAGTTAAGATAGAGAACTTAGAGAATTATGAAGCAAGAGCAGCATCGGTTGAGGATATATGGCGACCATTCGAGTATAAAAGATTTAACCTGGACAGGACAATATTGGCGGCTCACGGTGTAAATATATCTGAAGATTATCATGTTGATTTCACAGAACCGGAGACAGTACACGATCCGGCAGAGTGGCGGAATCAGATGGATTGGGAACTTGCAAATGGACTAACTACAAAGCGCAGGATCCTTCAAGAAATGAATCCAGACATGACCGATGATGAAGTGAACGAATTATTAGGTGAGGTTGCTGAAGAACAACCAGAAAAACCGCAAACCACTAACTTGGTTGATATACTGCAAAGCTAATGTTAGATCAAGAGCAGTTCGGCATGGCCTGGAATAAAATACAAGAACTTGTGAGTTCTATGTATGGGCGGTTCCTCGATTCAGATTTACCAAGTGAAGTTTTAGTTAAAGAATTAATTGACCTTGATTTAAAGACGATACTCTTTGATGACTTCAAACTCAATGGCGAAATGAATGCGATCACCAATAACTATGTTAAAACACTTAAATCAATGGAGTCTTTCGCAAGTGTACCCGAAGCAACACTCCAAACGCTTATTCGGGCTGATGTGAATTTCTTTAGTGCAAAGGTGGGTGAACAGTCGGAGTTAATGAAAAGATTAATGATTGAGTCTATCATTGGGAAACAATCTGAAGCTGCATTTGCAGAATCACTTACGGGAGTCGGATGGAGTGAAAGACAAGCCAACAGCTTAGTCAATGACTCATTGAGAAGGTTCAGTCGGAATGTGACACGGGAGATGGCAAACAACTCACCATCGGATAAACTATATATTTACGAAGGTCCGATTGATGACAGGACGAGTGATATTTGTATGGAAATCCTTGCCGCCGGACCGATGACAATGGGAGATATTGACTCAAGGTTTGGATCTGCAAGTTTATCTGGCGGTCATTTTGGGTGTAGGCATGAATTTGTAGAATACTTTGACAAGTCACAATACCCGGAGAGTGAATTGAGGGGTGAAGTAAAAGCACGTGCCTAAGATACTAAACGCAAAAGAATTACCAAATGTCCCATTAAAAACGTGGGGAGATATAGGCGCATTCACCGCAATAAGAATTAGAAAATTAATACGAAGCGGGAAGTTGGGCGGCTCATATCATAGTGAATATGCCGACAAGAAAAAGGCCGGGAAGGCTGCTCCAAGTGGAGTGCCGCAATCAAGCAAACAAACAAGTTATGTTGATTTGACATTAACGGGAAAGATGCTTGGTGAATTAAAGCGGGGAAAAGTGGGAAAAGATTTCGTTGAGGTCGGACTATCCGGTTACAACGCTAAAAAAGCAGAAGCAAACGCCAATCGTGGGTTTGATCTGTTTGATACCAAAGTATTGAATGAGATAGAAAAAGACGTTGCCGTTAAAGTGGGTAACGCAATCCAGTCTAACATAAACAGTTATTCAAGGGATACTATCACTTTCAAGGTTGGTAAATAACTCAAACGAGAGGTAAAAATGAGTGAACAACAAGTCGTTAGCCAAGACGAAAAACAGGCCCCAGAAACTGTATCTGAAAAACAGACCGTCAATCAAGTTCCTTATGCTCGGTTCTCTGAACTTGTGGACGAAAAAAACGTATTGAAATCGGAATTATCCGAGATCAGGAAGTCATTGTCAAATGATAAAGAGTCAAGACGAATAAAAGAATTGGAAGCAAAAGGCGAATATGACCAGGCTCTCAATGATGTTACTAAAAAACTTGTATTGGCTCAAGAAAAAGCAGATGCCTTTGACCAGTATCAGGCAAGCCGCCGTGAGGCGTTATTATCTAAGTTGCCTGAAGATGACCGGGAAATCTATGCTGATATGAGACTCGAAAAACTCGAAGTTCATGTAGATAGGTTTGCGAATAGGCCAACATCTAAAGTTCAGGTCGGGAAACCGGGGCGCGAAAGTACGGGTGGTTATGAGTCACTTAAAGAATTTGCTCTCAAAGACCCGCAAGGCTACAAAAAGATGAAAGCCGAAAAGCAAAAGACCTCAATCTGGGGAGATATATTTGAAAGTTGATGGAAAGAAAGACATAATCGCCGGAGTGGACGTTGATCCATGCGACGATGTAATTGTCAGAACCGATGCTGAAGGGCAGCCAGACGTTTCTATCTACGGTTCACCCGCATCCAGGATGGATATGGTGGACTTAATGGAAGAACGGTATGACCGCCGAAGCAGAGGGCTATCCAACAATCGAATGGGATATTTTTCCGGGGTTGATTTTGATGAAAATGGAAAAATTAAAAAGGAGTAATGTCTAATGGCAATTACAACAAAATCGACCATTCAAGCCGGCGAAGAAATTCTTGCTGATGCAATTATAGCGTTTCAAGAATCTGGCGTGATGGTCCCGTTGGTGAAAACCGCGAATGCCCCTAAAGGTGCAGGAACGGTTTCGTTTCCATACTATACTGATCCTGCTTCCTCTAATGTAGGCAGCGGAACAGATGGTACGGATTACACAACTCTCACAACTCGCACAATTTCAAAGGCACAGGCAACTATCGCAGAATACATTGTGCGTTCTGACGTAACCGATCTGGCAGTTCAGTCAAGTCCTCAGAATTTGGCTTCTGATGTTGGTTCGATTATCGGACACGAATTGGCTCTTAAAGCAGACGACCTATTGGTTAGCCTGTTTTCTGGATTCTCACAAACAGAATCCGCAGCCGGTACGGCAATGACTCTTGCTCACGTATTTGGTGCAAGTCGCCAATTACACGCAGCGGGTGCGCCTATGCCTTACAATTTGGTGCTTTCACCAAAATCTGTGTGGGGTGCGAAGGGGTTGTTACAACTCTTAATCAATACAAACTCTGGTTCTCAAATGGCAGATAACCCAACCTCTCAAGAAGGTTTGGTTAACGGTTTCGTGGGTAAAGTCGCAGGCTGCGATATTTACTGGAGTGCAGAAATTGATGAAGATGTTGGTTCGGGAGGGGATGCCGCAAATGGTATGTTCTCTAAAGGTGCATTGGGTATGGGATTTGGTTCCGGTGGACCAATCGCCGTTGAGGAGCAACGTGACGCTTCTGCTCGTGCTACCGAATATGTCGGTGTGCTGAATGCAGCCGCAATCGAGATTAAAGATTCCTTCGGAGTCTATATGCTCGTGGATGTCAGTTAGTAACTGATTAATCGTGTGGGGGTGGGCAACTGCCCCCACTTCTTAAAAGGAAAAATATGGCAAATTATAACAGTTCATATACCGGAGCGCAGATTGATTCAGCAGTTGGTCGGGCTAATTCCACCGATGTAACTGCCGGAACTGTGGCGGCATCGAAGGCAGTAGTCGTTGACAGCAATAAAGACGTTACGGGATTTAGAAATATAACAGGCACAGGCACGGCCACATTCGCTAATTTTATCGGAACTGGTGATATAGATATTGGTGATGCTTCTGGCGATACAGTTACAATAACGGCAAGTGTTGATTCTAACATAGTGCCGTCAGCCGATGACACTTACGACCTGGGCGGATCGTCGGCACAATGGAAAGATTTATACGTTGATGGAACGGCTTATATAGATGCAATAGATTTTAATGGCACGGCCATCACTTCCACAGGTGCAGAACTTAACCTCATTGATGGCGGTACAGCCAGAGGAACAACTGCCGTAGCAACTGGCGATGGGATCTTAATTAACGATGCCGGTACAATGCGAATGACTAATGTGGATACTGTTTCTACATACTTCGCAAGTCATAATGTTGGCGGTGGAAATATTGTTACAACTGGAGCATTAGACTCAGGTTCAATTACTTCGGGATTTGGTGCAATAGATACAGGCTCCTCCACAATTACAACCACTGGGACTGTATCCACTGGAGCATTAAATATTAATACAAGCCCATTATCTTTTAGTGGTGCTTCTACAATAGATACATCTGGTAATAATTTATTAACATTACAAGGGGCAACGGCTGGCGTAAGGATTGATGACTTTCTTGGGATTGATTCAGCTCCTAATGCTAATTATTCAATATATTCAGCACGGTCTTTTACTCAATCTGGTTCAGTGGGTTCTGATTTTTACTCTAACCCAACAGTACAATTACCTGCTAACGGAAACTGGAGAGGAATATATGTAAATCCAGCTCTAACGGAATTTTCTGGAGTAAGTGCCCATCCAGTTATCGCAGGAGTATATATTAATCCATTTGCTGTTACTAATGATGCGACTGCCACTACTGAGGTACTTGCTGGTTTATATATTGAAGGAGCCCCTTCAGGCGTAACCCCTACAAGTGGTGGCCCATACTCCATCTTCGTAGATGCAGGTGATTGTAGATTTGATGGCAACCTCGTCATCGGTACTGCGGGAAAAGGTATTGATTTTGATGGTAATTCTCGTACTGCGGTTCTCGATGATTATGAGGAAGGGACTTGGACTGGTGTGCTTTCTGATGGTTCAACTGATATGACGATGGACGGCTCTAATACGACTGGGTACTACACCAAAGTTGGGAATTTGGTTACTGTCACTGGGCATTTGATGGCTTCTTCTCTTAATGGTTTGACATCCGAAGCTATTAGAATAACAGGTCTGCCGTTTACCGTTGCTAATAATAATGCGGCTTATTCTTCTGTATGTGCTGGGTATGGGGCTGGTTTCGATTTAGCGGCGGCAGGACAAACAGTTGGCTATTTTGGGAGGGTTAATGCTACCCATCTGGAATTATTCGTCTGGGATGCTACGACAGGAATATCAGCTATGCTTGCATCTGAATGGTCTGATGATGGGGCAATTATGATAAGTTTCTCTTACAGAGTGGCATAATTCAATACTATATGGATATATAGTTGGAAACGAATAACAAACAATAGGAGTCAAAAATGGCTTTAAGTAAAGAAGTAAAATACGACAAAATAGAAGTTGTCGGTGATAGCAAACACGTTCAATGCCGTCAGGCAACAATCGTGAGTGAAGATGGAGTAGAACTTTCACGTTCTTTTAGTAGACACGTATTACATCCCGATTCAGATATTAGTGGTGAACCACAAGAGGTTCAGGATATCTGCAATGCAGTATGGTCGGATGAAGTGAAAGAAGCTTGGGCTGAATTTCAAGAAAGTCAGTCAATTGGTGAATAACCTACAATCCTACAATCCTACACAGAGTAAAATACTACTCGCATGAGTAAAATACTACGCATATGCTAAAAGCAATAGGATACTTCGCCATTGGTCTATTCGCAGGGCTAACAGTCGCTGAATTGATGAAGGATGCAAATCCCATTGAGAAGATAACTATCTATGATGGGTATATAGTGCGGTATGATTATCCTCACTATTACAGATATAGAAATGATAGCAGAATGATATATGATTACTATTACAGACCTTTAGAAGTTCGCCAATATACGCCAGTTAGAAGTAGTGGTGGCGGTAAAGAGGTTAGTGGGACTCCCCACACAGGAACTGTGAGAAAAGATACACCAGATAGAAAGAAAACTTGGGGAACGAAGTATTGATGTTAGAATTTGCAATCATCCTTTTTTGGACTGGCCTTTTGATAGGGCCGATTGCATTAATCGCTAACTATTATGATAACCGTAAACAACAGGAGTTAAAATGGCTAAAAAAGAAAAAGAACAAGTCATCACAGTTGATGGAAAAGAATATAAAGTGGCAGACTTAACAGAAGAACAAATTGCTATGGTAAACCATATCGGTGATTTGACCCGGAAAATTGAAACAAGCACGTTCAATCTTCAGCAGTTGAACTTTGGCAAAAGCGCATTCGTTGATGCTTTAAAGGTCAGCTTGGGAGAATAACATACTACGCAAATGAGAACTAAATGAATTATGAAATACTAACTGAACTGAGCGCAACGGCATTAGTCTTTGTACTGCTCTATATGTTATTCAAATATCTCACAAAAGATTTAAGTGGAGAACTGAAGACTCAGTATGACATTATTGTCAAATTGATAGACAAGGTAAATGAATTAAAAAGCACAATAGACTCGAAATGGAAGACATGAACAGAGCGCAAGTAGACGATTGGAGAAATGGCGTGGAATCACGATTGGAAGAACTGACGGTTATGAATACTAAACAAAATTCCGACATTCACTACATCAAAGACTCAGTTGATGAGATAAAAAATTTAGTGAAAGAACAAAACGGGCGAGTTAGAATAAATGAATCAGCTATCGCAAGGATACAGGGAGTAGGCGGAATTATTGCCATTGTGTTCTCTGGATTTATTGGATGGCTATTTAAGTTGAGAGGTTGACATGAACGATTGGTTTAACTGGACAAATTTCTTTTACCTGGCGGGATTAATCTTGGCTGGGGGTGCGACGTTTGTGGGTATGAAATACAAGAAATTAGTCAATGAAATGAAAGAGGTTTTCAAGGTACTTCAAGAAGCGTATGAAGATGGAAAATTGGATAAAGACGAGCAGAAGAAGATCATGAAAGAAATCCTCGATGTGTTCGCTGCTCTATTAAAGATTGCATGGAAATAAATGCC